ATTTTATATTTATCGTAATAGTATTCTTTAATCATAGAGAGGATCACCAGTTTCTGCATCGTACGGTATTGGATCTAGAGCAATGAAAGTAGCACCTATGGCCCAGGCGTCTTTTTTGTCGGGCTTAAGAGGTCTTGGAGAGAAGTTTGCTCCTGATTTTACTTTTTTGTAGAAATGAGAGCCAATATGAAGTTCTGCTTCTCCGGAAGAATGCAATAAGCCCCAAATTATATTTTTTTCTGCTTCAGAATATACATATATCGTGGTAGTAATTCTTGTAGCTTGCTTTCCTCTCTCATTTGCTATACTAATATCAGTATAGGGGATGTCTATTATCTCTTGATCTTTCCCTTTCAGGTAAGAAGTAGAACCTTGTTGAGTATCAAATTCTACACCATTATAGATCATAAGTGACTCCCCCCAACTCCTCTATTTTTTAGTGTCTCACCAAGATTACCATTTTGACTACTATTCTCCTGACTTGATCCATTATAATATTGATTAGTTATATCTATATTAAGATTGTTTAGTGCAGTTAAAATCGAGTCTAATTTGTTCATTTTACGATCAATAGATTGCAAGCTATTAGTTTGAAGCTGAGCTAAGTTATTAATTGAATTCAAAGTTTTTAAGCTGTTTTTAGCATAAGGTTGGAGTTTATCGGTTATTTTATTAATATTATTTTTCATTGATTTAAAAACTGAAAGGCTTTTCTTAATATAAGATTTCAATTGATTACTAAGTTTCTTCATCATATCATTAGTTTTTCTTATTTTACTATCTGTTTTAGAAGTAGCTTCGGAATTTTTTTCAGTTGTTGATGTTACTGGTTGTCTAGTTCCAGAACCCTCAAGGAACATACCTTCTTCCCATTTTTCTCCTTTCCTTAACTGAGAAGGATCATTAGTAATCAGATCGGGTCCATCTTCCCGTCTGAAAATCCTTATTCCATTCACTGCTTTTTTAGCTTTTTTAACTTCTTCTTTTCTTTGCTTAATCCTCTCCTGGCTTTCTTTTTTAACAATTTCTGTCTTTTGTTTTTCGGTCTCTTCTACATCATTAGCTAAGCTTTTATAATCTTGAATTAACTGGCTAACATTATCTCCAATGTTATTAACAGCATCCTTAAAACCAATCTTCATTGCTTCCCATGCTATTTCAATATCTTCATAGTTTCTTTTTGAATCTTTTTTAAGACTATTAATATGATTCTTCACAGCTTCAGTTGATTGCTGCGTTTCTTTTGAAAATGCTTTCCATTTTTCACCTAATCCCCCTGGTATCTTACCAAGAATATCAGCTTTTTGCACTATAAAATTAATCAATTCTGCTAATGCCAATTGAATATAATTGAAACCTATTCTAAGTTGCAACGCCATCTGCTCGAAATTTTGAAATAATAATTTAACCGTTGAAGCAATTTCAACTATTAGATCAATAATAGGCTCTGTTACTAGCTTAACTACATCCCAAAGTAACTTAAAACCTTTAACTATATTAATGATATCATTTGCAATATCATCTACTTCTTTTCTAATCTTCGGCATATTCTCTAGCATGTAATCAGCCCAATTTTGCATTGATGGCATTAATTCGAGTGCGATTTGTCTTTTAATTCCGTTGAACGCTCCTTTGAGTTCATGTAGAGAATCCCTAAATTCTACAGCTTTCTTAATTCCCTCTTCATCCATCACAATACCTAATTCTCTTGCTCTTTCTCTTAATTCTTCAATATTTTTTACTCCACTTTCAATCACTGGCATTAATTTTCTTGATAAATCTTCCCCGAGTAGCTTACCGGCAATTGCAGTCTTTTTAGCCTGCGATTCCATGTTTGAAAGCCCATCAACCATCTGCATGAAAGCTTCATCAGTATCCAGCTCTTCAATTTTTTCCAAGTTAAACCCAATCGCTTCCAGCCTATCCTGCATATTTTCGTCACCTTGAGCAGCTTCCCCAATAACACGGTTAACTTCAGTCAATACTTCTTCAACTTCATCTCCTTGAATTCCAACCTCACCTAAGGCATATCTCAATTCTTGATAAGCTTCAATGCTTGCACTAGTTGCTTTAGCTGCATTATCTATTTCTTTCGCATAATTAGCAGTGTCATAAGTAGCTTTAGCAGCTGCTGCCCCAGCCGTAGTTATTCCTACCGCCAATCCGGTCTTCAATGCTCTACCTACTTTAACTGCTGTGCTTCTTAATTTATTACTAGCTATCCGTAATTTTCTTGTAAGTTTGCTAGAAGAAGAGGCGGTTTCGTTAAGTTGCTTTTCAAAAGTTTCTAGTTTGCTTTCGGTCTTTTTGATTTCACGCCGAAATGCTCGGTACTGACCTTCATCAATTTCGCCCCGTTCAAATTGATCTTTAATCTGACCCTGTACTTTTTTGAGTCTTCTTAATTTTTCGCTAGTATTTTCAACTCTATCGGAAAGCAATTGCTGTTTCTGAGCCAATAGCTCTGTATCATCGGGATTGAATCTAAGCAATCTTTCTACTTTTCGTAACTCAGAACGGATATCCCTTGACTTTGAATTTACATCTTTCAGAGCTTTTGAAAGTCCTGAAGTATCTGACCCAATCTTAACATTAATACCACGAATAGTTTTTGCGATATCATTCACCCCACTTTCTATGCAAGTAACTTATCTATATCTTCTTGGGTAGCTTGATTAGTATTTTTTGAATTCTCTATGTCACCACAATGAATATCAACCATTTCTATAAAATCACGAACTCTTAGTTCATTAAGTTCTTGTAATGAAATTCCTATTCGTTTTGCATTTGAAATTAAAACCAAATCTAATCTATCTGACAACTGTTCATCACTTTGTTTTTTGCTCTGGTTTACTTCCAGTTTCCCCGGAACGAAAAAAACCATCAAAAGCTTCTTCAATCACTTCCACTATAAAGCTTCCGTCAACAAGATTTATACTACCTAATTCTGATAGCCATTTTTCGAAATCTGGAAATGACTCTCCGAAATTATCAGCTTTATTCATTGCATAGCAAAGCTGTAATATTTTCACAGAATCAAACCTACTGTAATCTTCATCTTCAAACTTGTCAACCATTTCTTCCATACTCACTAGATCAGCCATCAAGTCTTTATCAAATTCCTGCTGGTAATATAAAAGAGCCAAGGGAGTAGCCCTTAGCCCTAACTCTTTTTCACCTATTTGTATTGTTCTCATTAATTATTCCCCCTTAAGCTGGTAATGTTACTGCATCAAAGAAAGCATCATATGCAGTTTGATTAGTATCAGATAACTCCATAACACCTTTGACAATTTTCTTAGCTTCTCCATTGACAGTTGCTTCAATTGGCAACATAGAAAGTGAAGCTGTTTCAGTATTCGGATTGACGCTATCTTCTGATGTTGCGTGTTCCTCATCAGAACGACTTGCTTTGCAATTGTAATATACAAAACGTCTGTTTCTCGCATCACCTTGAACTTGCCCCATTAGAGCAAATTCTTTTCCAACTGCATCTGCTGTCTCAATAAGCATACCGTTAGAATCAATAGTTAAACCTAACATATCAACAAGAATTTCATCAGGGAATTTCGCCATTTCAAGGTCTCCAGTGTAGCCATTATTTGAAGTATGGACAAAAAACTTACCATTATCAGCATAGAATTCAGTTTCTCCACCTGCTGGAGAAGTAGAGAATCCAACTGCTCCTGTTATTGGTTGTGGTGTTCCCCAAGATGTAGTTCCAGCTGTTACTTCAGTTGAGGTTCCCATAGTTGCTGAAGTAGTTCCTGTATCGGTGAATGATATATCTAGAGTAGAGTCATTAGACTGAACTATTTTAGTTGCTAAATAGATTACTCCTGCTTCATGTCTAGCCCAAAATACAGAATTGATTATGTCATTGTTATTGAGAGCGTCAACTATTGCAGAAGCAACTTTAGTTATAGTATCATGGGTAACAGAAGATAATGGAACTATAACATCAACCGGAGAATCAGCCCCTAAAAGTGTACCAGCTGTTACAGTTATCGTAATATTACCATCGGCAGTAGGGGCGCCTGTCACCTCAATACTTTCGGTTTGTGCAACCCCTTTAAACGCTATATGAACTTGTTCAAGCCCATATGTCACTTTATTATCACTCATATTTTTAACCTCCTAAATTAATTGAAATTCGTAAACAATTTGATATAAACCTTCGCTTTCAATTTCAGTTTCGGACTTGATATAAGGCAATCTTAATTCATCAAGTTTGTCCTCGATTTTTTGCTCATCCAGTGGGTATTTTTTTGAGTTATAATACTCGAGTTGATGCCCCCGGATTTTTTTATAATTATGGTTATCAGCTTTCATGTCATTGTCATTAGATTCCACTACAATGGTATATGGCAAAGACGGAGGTGATTTATAACTTCCATAAGTACAGGAGAAGCCTATAGCTTTTATTTCAGATATCAATTCCATGTAGGTCAATATAAACCACCACCATTCCTGATTATTAGTTCAATTCTCTTTTCCATAGTTGGAACAAATTTGTTATAGCCTGGCCGAAGATGCGGATAAGCCCGAACTCTACCCCCACCAACTTTCGCATGACCAAATTCTAGAAGATGCACCAGACTAGGCTTCTTTCTGTTATACACTGTTATTTCAATTCGACCACCAGCTATGCTTTTTCTTCTACGCCAGCCCATTTTGTATTCTCCATCATTTTCTGGAGAATGGTCTTTAGTATATTTCCGGACATCTTTTGAAGTCTCATTGACTTCATTTTCAATAGCTTCACTGACATCATCCGTATATTTCTTGACTTCTTCAGTAATTGCTTGAGCTAGATCATCAACATCCACAGTTTTAGACATTTAACTCACCACTTTTCTCGGCTTTGATGATAAGCCACTGGCCGTCATCCTGAAGATAATCAGTGTCCTTGATGTCATAGATTTCATCTGTGCGAATATTAATCACTCTATATTTAGCAGTGTTAATCTTTTCGACAAAACTGACATATTTAATCTTCCACTTGATTGTTTGCTCTTCCCCTAGCTGTTTAGCTGAATAATAATCTGAACCGAATAACTCCAACCTTTCAGCAGTTACAGATTTCCAGTCATTCCACTCTTCAATTTCATTTCCAAACTCATCCTGGGTAGTTGTTAGTTTTTGAATCATCAACTTATGCTTTCGAACTGACTGCAAATCTTTCATTTTTTGCTTTTTAGTTTTCATAAGTAATCACCTAAGACTTTGTTACAGTGACAGTATAAATTTTAGTTTCATTGCCATCTGTCACTGTAATCTTGACTGTATTATCTCCAGTTGCCCATGTAACAGCAGATCCATTGTCAATAACAATACCATCGACATCAATTTCAACTGTAGCACTATCACTAATTGGAGTTACTGAAATCACATTTGAATCATCAGTAGTACTTGCAGTATATTCAGTAACAAGAGAATTAAACTCTGGACTTAACGTTACTCCTTCGACCGACAAATCAGATAATGCAGCAAGCAAATCTGTTCCTACTTTTAGTTGCAATCTTAATATTTCACTCTGAAAGTTTTCTTCAAAATATTCAATAGCATTATTGTAATCATATCTACAATAATTGAGTAATAATGTTTTAGCTAATCCTCCGCGTGTATAATCAAGGTTAGCACCGACTAAATTGTTAATTGTACTCTTTCCTCTTGCAATCATGCTTTGAAGCACAGCATCTTCATCATTCCAAGTAATTCTAAGATAAGACCTTACTTCATCTAACATTTCACCACCTACCTATAGAAAAGGACCGGGTATTATCCCGGTCCTAATTATTAGTTTTCTAATCTAATTATGATTTAGTAACAGTTACAGTATAAACCTTCGCTTCGCTTTCATTTGTAACTGTGATAGTAACAACGTTTTCTCCAGCAGACCAGCTGTAAGCAGTATCATTCTCATGACTTGTGCCGTCAACAGCAATTGCGATAGTTGCATCTTCACTTTCAGCAACTGCTTTAATGTTATTACTCGCATCAGTTGTGCTTGCAGTATAGTCAGTAGTTGCTGGATCAAATGATGGACTTAATGTTAAGCTGCCAAGTGATAGACTGTCTAAGTCAGTATTAACAGCAGGAGCCATGTTAGAAATATTAAACAGCAAGAAGCTTTCATTATCTACTGGTTTCCCATTTGCATACTGCTTAGTAATGTAAGTCCTTTCGTCTTCAAGGAATTTATAATGATCACTGTATTCAATCTTTTGACTAGAACCAATGCCCATAAAGTAGTCTCTAGCAACGCCGGCAATTAATTCCCCTTTTGTTACAGCAACTGACTGTATAATCTCTGCAGGTATAGGCAATACACCGTATACATAAGTCTTGTCAGCAGTAAGGAAAGTAGTTTGAGCAAAAATCCTTTCCCAATAATCAAGTGGATTCACAAGTATAATAGCCTGCGGTACCGCTCTTTCTCCATCTTTTGTTAGTGGAGCCATTATTTTTTGACCCAAAGTGCCAGGTTCTAAATTAGTAAGTGGTTGAGCTGTCTTCTTAGGATATACACCATCTACAACTGCTCCCCCAAGGTCTCTGTTCATTCCAATAGGCTCACCGTCTCCAGTGCCGTCAACAATTGCCATTTCCAAGGCTAACGCAACAGATTCATATAATACCTCTCTCACAAACCTGTCTAACCATTCAGGACCTAAATCAAGCATGGCCTTAGCAACAGGCATATAAGCAGATAATTTGTACAAGTCAGTATCTTCTTTCTTAAATGCAGCACTAAGTTTCTTTTGAATTGCATCAGTTAACTGCCCCCACCAGGCAGCCTCAACAGCACCATTTCTAGTTATCCACTCTGTAACGCCAGTAGTATTTTTAAAATCAATTCTACTTAACAGAGGGTGGTTCTTCCTTAAGTTATCAAATACTCTGTCAAATACAGTTGCAGGCATTAATTTTTCAGTTCCCGCAAAACCTGCACCTCCAATTACTTCATTGTAATATTCTCTTTCTTCTGCAGTTAGTGGATTAAGGTTTCTCTTTTCCATTACTCTCTGATCATGCCAATCCTCGTTTCTTGCATCTTTGGCTTCTTCTAGTACTCTTTCTTCAATGCTCTTAGCAAGCGCAGTCTGTGCAACTACAAAAGCCTCACTATCACCACTTTCAATAGCTTCCTTCATACTATTCTTAATTTCAAGTTCATCTTTCTTTTCTAAATCTTTATTTTTTAATGTCATTACTCTTTACCTCCCGTTGATTTTTTGAAAGCATTAAAAAGACCAGACTCACTGTCTGGTTTGCCTTCTTCCTGCTTTTTAGTTTTGATGTTTCTTTTATACTTATTGAACAAATTTTCTTTTACATTATTCTGTTCTTCTCCCTCATCGTCTTCATCATCTTCCAAATCTTCATCCTTAATAATTTCATCAGCTAGTCCAAAAGCTATGGCTTCTTCGGCGGTTAACCAGGTTTCATCAGCAAGCAATTGTTCTAATTCGTCTTCTGTACCCACAAATTTACTCATGTAAGCTTTTTTAAGAGAAGAATCTAGTTTTTCTAACCTCTCAGCAGCTTCGATTAGATCATCAGCATTCCCCAAAGCAATAGTCCAAGCTTTATGTATCATCTGCATAGAACTTTCAAACATAAATGCTTTTTCTCCAGCTGTAGAAATAATACTACCCCCACTAGCCGCAAGAGAGTCAATATAAATATGAACCCTACCGTTATGTTGCTTTAATAAATTCCTAATTGCAATACTCTCAAATGCATCACCACCACGAGTATTTATATGAATGTCTATGTCTTGGCCGTCAAGCTCTTCAAGCTTATCTCTAACCATTTTAGAAGATATAAAAGTTCCATCCTCAGGATCATCCCAAGCATTTGCTCGTCGGATTAAACCATATAAATACAATTTAACTGGTCCATCATTATCTTCATTCTTTATTTCTAGTTTTGTTTCAATTTTGGGTAACTCTTCCTCTTTCAAATAAGTCACCCCCTTTCAAATGATTAATACCGTATATCTCTTCCATATTATTCACCGCCTTCATATCTTCGTTTTGCAGGTTCATAGTTCTTTGTCATCCAGCGTATTTGAGACCATTCGGTATTTAATGGTTCTTTACCTAATTTTTTAAGGACATCATCAATACTATAACCACCAATACTTAATAATTTATCTAATGACTCGGATACTTTAGTTATATCAACTGCTTTAATATTGCTGGTATCTACTCGCATATATGTATTATTAAGATATGCTTCTTTTTTGTAATATTTACGATTGACTTCGTCTTCTATAGTTTCAGCTATTGGATTAACACAGAATGTCAAAAAATTATTTACTGCATCTTGTGTGTCCTGGACTTCACCTTTTAAGAGTTTTGGAGATATTTGAAATCCCATAGCCACAAAATCAAATACATCATCAATAAAAGCTCTAATCTCTTTATTGTCAGCACCACCTTTAACCCCGATATTGCTATCTAATTCTTCTATTTCTTCACCATTGGTTAAAGGTAAGGCTGCAGCACTTTCGGCATTCAAGAAATCACCCATTCGTTTTTCAAGTAAATCTTTTAACTGTTGCTGGTCTTCTTGCTTTTGTGAATACTTAGCATCTAAATTAACAGTTATTTTTCTAGAATTATTACGTTTATAATTTTTTTGACTCACATCTATTAATTTTGCGTATGACTTATTTAGTTTATCAATCACTTTTTTGATTTTGTCATTATGTAACTCCAGGTGCAATACATCGGATTCAGTATAAGAGTTTTTTAAGCTGTAATTATCAATTACTATACCGTCATAAATATACTCCTTGAACGCAAACCTATTGCAATTGAAGCTATCGGCAACATAAAAATAACTACTTTGTTGAATAATTAACGTCTCATTTTTTCTAACTAAATTACTAACTACATCACGCCAAAACTTACTGGCTGATTTATTCGGGTTTGGCTCCACATTAAAAAGATAATAATTGTCTTTCTTTGTTTCCTTACCTTCTTCATAGGTTAAGAAATCAGCTCTGGAAACAGCATTTGCTATAAGATTAATGCAGGCCTGTACTGCTAATTCCATATAAAAAGTTTCAGCTGCTAAACTACTTAATACTACATCTAATTCAAGAGTGTTAATGTCTTTATTAAATTGCTCTCTAAACCAGTCCCATATAACCATAATTCACCCCCTTTTAGTAAGTATAAACACCTAAGTCATTTATTTGGTTGTCGTTATACTCTTGTAGTTCATCATCTTTAAACAATGCATGTAGTAATGCAAAAAAACCATCAGTCTTGCGGGTCTTTGGTTCTATCTTAAGATAGGTTATATTTCCTTTTTGGTCAGTCTCGGTATAAGTATTATTCACATACCATCTCATTGTTGGATTGTCTCCGAAGACTATAGTTTCCTCTGCAAAAATAGACTCTACCAATGGAGCAACCTGAGCATGAGTAATAGGACCACTTCTAACCCATTCTAATGGTAGCCCTTCCTTTGTAAACTCTGATTGCAAAGCTTTATATCTAAATTTATCTGCATAGATATTTTGAATATTATATTTCTTTGCCTGTTCCAGAAACCATCCTGCAACATCTCCAGCTGTAATAGAATCAATTTTACCCCTTTTAGGAATAATAGTTATTAGTCCTTTATTTTCCATTTCTTCAACTGGAAATTTAATGTGTCTGCTTTCCATCTCTAAAGCTAAATGACATACAAAGGTATGCTCTATCCAATACCTCATTCCGTTATATTTGAATAAAAGTCCACAACTTACAAAGTCGTTCTTTTTAGCATAATCAATTGCACCAATACAAGGTAATCCTTCGAGTTCATCATAAGGAATAGGTTTATTAGTTGCTTCAATTTTCTCCCATGGAGCTACAACTGTAAAATTATCTTCTGCCGGAAAGTTCATTCGCTTAGTAAGAAATTCCTGTGCTACATAAGGTTGATGTTTCATTTTAAATAATTCTTTTTTCATTTGTTTTTGTAATTCTGGAAAATATTCAATTGATGGACACGCTTTCGGCCACATGTCTGGATTTTCTGCTTCATCTTTTTCATCAATCTTATAAATCAGAGGTAAAAACCCTAATTCATCAATTTCTCCACTGAGAACACGTTTTGACATATCTTTATAATCATCAAGAACTCCACCTCTAACATATCCATCTGTTGTAATATAAAAAGATCGAGAATGTTTTCTTTTCCCGAACCCAGATGTAAAAACTTTTATTTTTTCATAATCCTCATACTCATGTATCTCATCAAAAATAAGACATCCTGTTCTTTTTCCATCTTTTGTTTTGGCATTTGAGGTGTTATATTCGATAGAAGAATTAGTTTTATTATTGGTTATTATTTCTTTGGTCCAATAATAAAAATGTTTAAGCGTTTTTTTATTTTCTTTATCTTCAAGAACGTTATAAACATCACCAAAACTTGTTTTAGCTTGGCTCTCATTGTTAGCAACAATATCAACATTGTAACCATCTATTCCATGATAATGAGTAGTAAGATAGAATATTAATGCTGAAATAAAACCATTTTTACCATTACCTCGCCCCATCATAATAAAAAATTCATCAAATACAATATCATCTTTAGACTCATAATAAGCATGAATTAATGCAATAATAAAAAGCTCCCAGTCTAGGAGCTTAAAATCAAAGTATTTTTCTATTGTCTCAACAGCTTTATCTATCATATCAGACTTAATAACCACATCTGGGTCATCAAGTTTATTATCTATGTAATCCATGGCCTGTTTTAACTCTTTTGAGGACGGTATCTTTTCTTCTCTAATTTTGGCCATGTATTCGTCAATATATTCGTGGTACTTCACTACATCATCACCACCTCCTGGTAGGAATTATACATTACATCTCTGGAATTTCTGGTTCCTTTTCATGCTTGCTAGGCTTGAGTCCGAGGTGGTCGAGTATTTTAAGCATTTGAGTGCTGACCTTATTTAACTCAGCTATAGAATCATTTTTCTTATAACCAAATTGATTTTCTCCATTCTGCCATCTAATACTGACTCCTTTTTCTTCGATATCCTCAATCAATTTATTTTTAATTTCCCAGAAAGCCATATAATCTTTAACCAAATCCTCGGTGTAGTCACCGCGAATTCCTTTTTCCTCTAGTTGATCTAATAAGTCATGTTTAATTTTTCTAATTCCAGGTCTACCCATGACACCACCCCACCCCCTTACGCGCGTTTTGAGAAAATTTGTTTTGTCGTATCCCCCTCTCCGGTCCCCGATATCTCAGAGGATTTTCGTTTTTTCGACCCGGGGGAGGTTAATCTTCAACCTCATCTAAATATTTATGATAATATTCTGCTCTAACTTCTTTATCTATTCTCTCATCAGTTAGTATCTCTTTCAACATCCCAGTAAGAGATTTAAATGTTTTGGTATCCTTAATACTGACTTTCACTTCTCCTACCTTAGCCATCCCGATCACCACCTCTCAGGAGTTATTGGTTCCTCTCTACTATTCCATTGTTCCCTAAACTTTTCAAATTTCTCTGGATGTTCTTTGTTATGACATGCAGCACAGACTGATATTAAATTATCATCTGCCAAAGCAAGTTCTGGATAATCGGTCAAATGCTTAATATGATGAACTATTGATGCTGGGCTAAATTTTCCTTCACGTTTGCATCGTTGACATTCATAATTATCACGCTGTAATATTTCTTGTCGCTTATGTCTCCATGCTGTACTCTTATAAAATTTTCTTACATCACCAGATTTGATCGCTTTAAGTAGTTCTTTAGATATAATTAGAATCACCTACTTATATGCTCTTAGGTCTTTTATGCTCATATGATATCTACAAGCATAATAAAAAATAAAAAACTATATCTGATATCTATATAGATTACATGTAAGTATAGTGTAAATACAAAAGCTCCACCAGGAGGCCGTGTAACTCTTGGTGAAGCTCAGTCAGATATTGAAATATATCTCTTATTATACATAATATCATAGATTGTAAATAATTTTGCGCAAATTTACTGCAAATTTACTGCAAATTTAATCTATTTTAATTTCTAAGATACCAACTTTCTTTAATTTAGCAAATATATCATCTTTCCAATTACTTATCGTTCTTTCAGATACCTCCATCTTACAACCTGTTTTTAAATCACTTTCTCCTTCAAAATATTTATATCTTACTACTTTCATCTCTCGCTTATTTAAACACTCCAATGCAGCTGCTATAATATCTCGCTTTTTAATTAAATTAATAACTTCCTGCTTAACCTCTTCTTTATTAGTTACATAGCTCTCTACATCTGAAAATATTGCGTTAGTTTCCCCTCCCGATACCTTTTTAAAATCTACAGCCTGTAATGCATATTCTTTATGAGAGTCAATTATCTTAATTTTAATTTTAGATTTTAACTGAGGATATTCCTCTAAAAGTGCTTTTATCTTAGCTCTTTCATCATCAGTAACTTTGCCAACATCTATCTCAGTCATTACAGCTGCACTCCCTTCCTCTCCCTCATTAGATTTGCTATCTTTCGCTTCTCATAATCGAACTCCTGCTCCATAACTATCTCCAGTTCTCCCATCTTCCACGCTAGGCCACATTCCTCACACCTAGCTAATGGATTATCTCCTCTTAGCTTCAGCGACTCTGTCTCACACATAGGACACTCGATCATCAACGGATCACAATACTCAACCTCTAGCATTCTGCAAATATTACGGATCACTCGGCTATATCTACCCAATCTCCTCACCTCCAAAAAGAAAAGCTGCCACTCCTGGTGCAGGAATGACAGCCTGGGTTCTTCCCTCAACTGCTTAGCCGTTTTCTATTTTGCGTTACTATGTCTATCACCTTTCCATCTTTGATTATCAGCCTGACTTCTCCATAATCAACATCATCAGCTTCCTTAATTACTTCTTCTACTACTTCTTGAGTTATCTCTGCCATGCCTCGACCTCCTCAGTCATGATTATATCCACATTTTACTTTATCGCATTTCTTACAATTACCTGGTATTTCTCGACCTCGAAACTGCTTACATAACTCTTTCTTACTAGGTACTCTTAAGTTACCTCTATTCCAAACAGGCTCTTCACACAATATCAATCATCCTCTCTACTACCTCCAAGTAATCTATTAATACTAATCCTGTTCCCTGCTTAATCTCATATTCATCTTTAGCTATCTCCTCATACGGAATGCTCTTTCGACCGCCTTGGAGCTTTCCTTGCCAGTACTTATCTAACAACTCAAATGGCAAGTAATAAAATTCATCTAAACTACTAAACCAAACAATTAAGAATCCAATACCACCGTTGGCCGTCCAACTAGCCAAATGCAAATATTGATGATCTTTCACGTTCTTAAGATCAAAGCGAGTCTCTACTTTCGTTTCTTTCGCATCAAAAGCTATCCCAATCCCTTTGTGAATTCCTATGTAATCCACCGTCGATTTCTTATCGTATACCGCTCTGAATTGTCCGTTCTTGATCTTGCTTATCTGCTTGATCGGCGTTGGAATCTTCTGCACCAGAGTTTTCCCCTGGCGCAGATATTGCTGATTAGTCTGCTCTATCATGTCTTCTAAATCTTGACCTCGATTAGCGTAACTTGATAATCTAGTCATGTTACTCACCTGACGCTTGAGAGAAGTTCATTCTTGTTTGCAAGATAGAATTCTCTATTCTTTCTAAGTCTTTTCTCCAAGCTCCATATTCTCGCATATTATCAACATTAACTTTTACATCATAGTCATATATCTTAATATCATAATCGCATATCTCTCTTTGAGCTTCTTCGGCTTCTGTTTGCCCTTTAACTCGCTTCCCATTACTTAGCAAAAAGTAATCGTCAGCTAATCTTCGAGGGAATTCATCTGCTAATTCTTTCTCTTCTAACTCAATTGTTCTAAAGACATCATCAATGATCGCTTCTTGAGTATGAGGATCTTCAACAGCTGCCCATATGTTTTCAGCCACAGTAACTATTAAGTCAAACTCTATGAAGCTTTCATACTTACCAGGTACTTTGTTAGCTTCAGCAAAAATAGTTCTACCTTTAGAATTTCTAGCCTTATCTATGAACTGATAGCCAATTTTGATATTAGCCAACTTAGGATGATGCTTCTTAATTACTTCCTTAGCCACTTCCTCTATGTGCTCTGCTCCTTCTTTGATATAATTAGCCACTTATATCTCCTCCTTTAAAATTTAAAGTTTAATTTCTTCAACTTCAATTATTGAATAACATTTTGGTATATTATTAGTTTCCTTTTTCCATTTCTCAAAAGTATTGTCTAGCATTTCTTCTAATTTATTTATATCTTTTAAATCTACACTTTCATACCATTGGTCGGATAACTCAACCCCTACTTCGTAACCTAACGACTCAGCAGCAGCTTCTAAATAACTTTCTCCATCAATAGCTGAAAAAATAGGTTCTTTAGTTTTACCTATATAAAAATGGTCTAAGCCATTATTTTTAGCAACACATTTACCTTCTATTATTGCATCTTCTTTATTATTAAATAAATCGTAATTCCAAATATCGTCTTCAGTAAAATTAAAAGTCCATTTTCCAAATTTACCTTCCACTTAATCATCACTCCTAATTGACTTTTTCACTCATATGGCTTAAAATAACTATGTCTCTATATTAAGTTGTTGGCGGTAGTGAGTTAGTGGCTCACCACCGCTTTTTTTATATCTCCAGATCCACTTCTCTCCTGCATTTCGGACATATCGCCTTTACAAATTCTCTTTCCAAGAACACACAACCACCATCTCCGACTATCTTATTCTCTATCTCTAATTGACTATCTCCATCAGCCTTATAGCCACATGAACATTCGATAATAATCACCTCTTATCGTAATATCAAGAATATAATTAATATAACTAATATTGGTACTAGCGAAAACGCCAACACTCCTTTCAAATAATTCATTATTTCACCCCGTCATGTAGGTCTCAAGTCTCCACAATCTACTCGGATGCCTTAACTTCCTGAATGCTAACTCTTGGATCTGTCTTATCCTTTCTCGACTTAATCCAAATACCTCCCCAACTTCCTTTAGAGTTCGTGGTCTACTGTCTACCAAGCCAAATCGTAATCGAACTACTTCTGCTTGTCTTTCAGGAATACTACTTAATGCTTCCTCTAGATCTTCCCTTAGGAAACCCATATTAACTACTTCGTCTGGATCATCAGCATTTTCATTGACTCTAAACTCGCCGAACTCTGTCTCTTCATCGCTTCCAACTAACTTATTCAAAGAAGCAATATTTTGGTTGTATGCTACGCTTAACATTTCCTTGACTTTCTCTGGCTTAATGTTAACTTCAGTAGCTATCTCCTCAGCTGTTGGTTCTCGATTCAGTTCGTTATAGAGTCTATCTTTCGCTTTGAATAGCTTGATTATTTTCTGGTGAACATTGTTTGGTACTCTAATTGTTCTGCTCTTATCTTCAATAGCTCGAGTTATTCCTTGTCTAATCCACCAGGTAGCATATGTACTGAACTTATATCCTTTCTCTGGATCAAACTTATCTATAGCTTTCATAAGTCCTAAATTGCCTTCTTGAATTAGGTCCTGCAAATCTAATCCTTTACCTTGATATTTCTTAGCTGTACTGACTACCAACCGCAAGTTATGCTCAATCAGTTCTTTTCTAGCTTCCTGATCGCCATCTTTAGCTTGTCTTGCTAACTCTATTTCTTCTTCCTTCGATAGAATGTCGTGCGATGCTTCTCGATAATACTGTCCTAGACTCATTATTCATCCTCCTTCTTAAATCAAGATATTCTTTTATGATTACCACCTATACTGTTAGGTTCTAGTCCTGCTTTCCTGCAAGCTTCAGTATAGCTTTCAAATTTGTTATAATAAGTCGCACTTGATGCCATTCTTTTATCATTGTTTATATCTTCTTTAGTAGGTGTTTTTCCTAATTCTTTAGCTTTAATTTTTAGCATTTTAAGTAATTTTTGTTTAGAAAATGATTTTTCATTAAATTTTAATCCTGCTTTTTCTAATGCATTATTGTAAGTTCCAAATCTAGATTGATATGTATTTACAGAAGGCATCATATAATCTTTTTTCACTTCTTTGGATTTTGGAGTTCTTCCTAATTCTTTAGCTTTTTGCTTCAATGCTTCTAATAGCTCTTCTTCTGAATACATTCTTCCCATACCTTTTCAACCTCCTTCTTAATTCTCTAGTTCCCCATACTCTAACTGCTACTACTTCACCAGGTGCTAACTTATCTCTCCTATCTGGGTCATGCATTTTCACAAGACTCACTCCCTATAACAAGCTTTTCTAACCTATTCAGTTTCCTCTGCTTCTCTTTCTCAATCTTTACTTCATCCAACATAAGTCTTAACTGTTCTAGCATTATCTCTACATCTGCAATTTCCTCTTCTATATTACTTTCTTTTCCTCGCAATACTTTGCTTATAGCTCGAATTAACTCTGCGGCTTCCTCCTGGGCCATGCCAAACTGTGATTCTGCTCCCCATTTCTCGATTGCCTTTTGGTATATATCCCATTTATCCATCTTGGTTATCACCTACCTCAGGAAACTCTTGAATCTTCTCCGGCCAATCTAGATTATCTTTTAGAAATACCGGTCCTATATAATTTCTCAATATTTGATCAACCCACCATTGTTCAGGCTTTTTTGCTCCTGGTCCAGTTTGAGCTCCAATAATAACCCAGTTAAACGGAGCTAAAGTTATATGGTCTTCTGCATTCCCTAACAATGGTTCAATTGAAAGAAATTTTACATCAGCTTTAACATAATACATTATGTCGGTTCTTTCCATATCCATTTTAAAATCGGTGCCATCTACACTGGTTCCTAACCAGCAATTGTTAGGGAAATCAAATTCATAATATCGGTTAGGATTCTTAGTAAGAAACTGAAACGTATGTTGAGGACATTTTCTTACTACTTCTAAGACTTTCTCTATCCATTCCTCTGGCACCCATTCGCCGAACATATCTGCCATTGATCCAACGAATATTTTTGCTGGTTTCTTTCGTTGCTTAGGCTGATCTAATCTTTCCGGCAAAAATCTCGGTTTAAATCTTTCCCCTTTCGGATGTTCGCCATATTCTCCTAATCCTCTTTCTGCCATCCGTCTAGCATAGCAATAATCACAACCATTATTGCATCCAACTATTGGATTCCACGTGAAATCAGTCCATTCTATGCCTGTTCTGTTCACTCTGTATCACCATCTTCAATATTATAACTATGAACTACTCTATCCCTGTGATCAACTAGAAAAACACACTCTCTCCAGCAGTCTTTGCAACTCTTGAAGCTCTTTTCCGAGTAATCAAACTCTCTTACATCAATCTCTTTCTCACATACAACCACATTATCTTCGTTTTCGTGGGTCCATAGCACTTTCTTTTTCCTCCTTTTCTCCAAATGCTCCTTGCTCATCAATCTCTTGCTCAGTTTGACTTACTATTCGCTCTATCTCACTTCTGGTTAATCCAAAGCTATTATTAAGCTTGTCTATTAATCCATCCCGATCATACACTCTACTCACCTCGCTATGTAATTTTGTTCTTTCTGATTCGCTCAAGCACATCAGTCTCTCCGGTCGTATCTAATTCGTGATTGCCAATTGAATATGTCACTGGTTCTTTCATGAGTCTGAGTGCAAATAGTCCAGCTGCAATAGTAATTATTACCGCAATAATGATTAATACAATGAGCATGATTATCCCTCCTTAACTAACTATTTTCTCAGCTCTCTTCCTAGCTCGATACAATGCATTATCTATAGACTTCGAATGTCTATTCTGTCGTTGAGCTATCTCATCATATGAATATCCTCGATGAAATAAGAAAAACGACTTGAATTCTAGTTCGGAACATTCATCTTTCATCTTCTGAATTAAATAGCTTAGTAGTTCCCTTATCACAAACTGTTCTTCTATATCATCATCATTAGCTAACAAATCCATTAATGTCCTTTGTCCTTCGTCTCTAGGGTTATTCTTGTAATATTTTTCATCCAATTGACCTAGCTTGATTTATAATCTTATGCTTTTGTCTATTTGCTTTAGTTATTGCATTGATAATCATGTTCTTGATTAAATTCCCTGCAAAGGTACTAAACCTAATCGGGCTATTATGATCGTAATCTTGGATAGCCTTAGCAAGTCCAATGAATCCTTCTTGAACTAGATCATTATCTTGCTTATTGTAACCTTTCATAAAATAAGGCTTTGCTATCTTATGAACTAAAGGAGTATAGTTCTTAGCTAAAATGTTACTAGCTATCTTATCGCCCTCTTGGGCCAAATCTATTAATTCTCGTTCTGATTTGTTTTCATAATTCATCATCTACCCTCCTGACTTCCGATAATCATCATCCACTAACGTAATCCCTTCGCAAATTTCGCATATTCGACTCTCTATTCTACCTCCGACTTTCCTCCTTAATTCTGCAAAACTGCAATTTGTAGTGAAGATCGTCGGCAACATTCTTTCATATCTAGAATTAATAATCACAAATAATCTCTCTCGAACCCAATCTTTTGTGTTCTCTGCTCCAAGGTCATCCATGACTACTAGATCAGCTTCAACCAATGCATCAATCAAATCCGACTCGTTACCGTCGCCATCCCAAGACTTTCTGATCTTAGCGATTAAATCGGGAATCGATACGAATACTCCTGTATATTCTTGCTTGATTACTTCTTGCAATATTGAAGCTGCCAAGTGAGTCTTACCAGTCCCGAAGTTGCCAATGAATATAATCCCTTTGCCGTTATCTAATTGATTTTCAAAGTTAGATGCAAATTCTGTTGATTTCCTGTAAGCACTTCTGTTACTATCATTGACTTTGAAATTCTCGAAAGTACGTTCCCTAAATCTCTTGCCTAATCTACTTTGTTCGAAATACTTATCAATTCGTGCTTGTTTGCTTCTCTCTCTAACTTTTCTCAAAAACATCTCTTTTTCTTGACTTTTGATTTTATCTAAACAATCAGAACATATTTCCGAACTAATCCAGCCTTGACCCCATGTTTTCCTAATTGGTTCAACTAACTTACCGCATTCTCTACACTTTTGCGGTTCAGGCTTAGTCTTTGAAAAAACCTTCTGGTGCTCCTTCGGTGTAGTCTTTTTCTCTTGCATCTTGATCACTTTGCTGACTGCTTCCATTTTTGCTAGCCTCCTTCTGACTTTCAAATCTTTCTACTGCTTTCTTAGCATCATCTACAGTAGTTACTCCATCACTAGCCCAGCTGTTCAACACTTTTTTGAGATATTTGAAACTTCTAGCATCCTGGTCCCCACAATATTCAATTGCATATTTAATAACTTCTTGATCCATATCGTCATCATTGATAAAAGTCTCCAGTACTTCATCTTGATAAGGAGATATTGATCTGCAAAAAACTTTTTCGAAAATTCCGCCTATACTACTACTACATATATTCTCTTCTTTTAACTTCTCTTTACTTCTCTTCTCTTCTGGACAAGACACGTCTTTCTGTTGTCTTTCTTCCGTCTTTCCATTGTCTGTACCCTGTCCTTCCAAGTTATTTTTATATTCTTCATACTCAACTTCATAGTAGCGTTCGTGGCGTTTTTCAGACTCTCCATGCCATGTAATCCACTTAGGAAGAGGTACTGAAGGAGCATTAGGCTTATTAAGTGACTGGTGCTTATGGAAATTCTTTAACCAGCCGTATTCTTTGCCATCTACTTTGTAAGTTATAATTTTGTTTAATTCAATCAGCTTATCAAAATAATCTCGAATATCATCTATACTAACTGTCTCATCCCCTGGCAACACTTTCATCTTAAGTAATAGTGGGTTGAGCTCTAAACACCCAGAATCGTCTGCTACACACCACATTCCCTGATACAATAAACGACCATATGCATCCAAGTTAGCTACTATGTCTGGGTCTGTGAAAAAGTCTGGATTCAACATTCTTCTGCGCATAATACACCTTCTTTCTGATGTCTAGACTTTGTCTATCCTCTGTCTTTCCATTGTCTATACTTTGGGATTATATGCTATATAAACTGGCTTTCCACTTAACTCCTGAATCTCTCGTTTGAACCGTTCTTCATCACTATTCCGATCACTAAGATGCAACAAATGAATTTCTTTTACTTCGCTCAAATTGTTAGCTTTCAAGAAATCTTTCACGTTCTCCAAGCTAAAATGCGACCGAATCAACCGCTTCTTTTGCACTGCTGGAACTCGTCCAGATCTAATATTCTCATCGAGTATGTCTAAAGCATAGTTACACTCGATCATGATATGTGTGAGTCCTGGGAACTTGTATCTTAGATAGTATGTATCTGTCGCATATAATAGTTTGTCCCCTGCTTCATTTGCTAGCAGGAAACCCAGAGGTTCTTCTGCATCATGCTGAATCTCGAATGGAACTATCGTCCAGGTCCCTATTCCAAATTGCTCCTTAGACTCAATAATATTAAATCTATGCGAACCATAATCATAGTTCATAAATGTTCCTTTTGACATGTAGCAATCTACACCAACTCTAGCAACATCAACTGCTGATCTGATATGATCTCCATGCTCATGGCTTATCAAGCATCCAGCAAGCTCATGAGTCTTGAAGTTAATACCCTGCTTAATTCTCTTTATGCTTATACCAACTTCCAGAAGGAGCGGGGAACTACCATCAGTTACATGGTAGCAATTCCCCTTGCTTCCAGATGCTAATGTCTTAATCTCTATCATCTTAAAATCCTGGTCCTTCAGTACCGGTAGCTTCTAACTCTTGCTCTGACTGTTCTGTTTCTTGCTTCTCTTCCTGATCTGCATCGTTAGATTCTTCCGTGTCTATATCGATTACTTCACTATTAGCATTTTCCTCGACCTCTTTTTGCACTTCCTGTTCTGTCTTAGTTTCAGCTACACGATTGAAACTTTCAATCATAAGATTACTATCGTTCGAAGAGTTAATATAAGCTTTACAAGTTCGATTAATAACTGTTTTCTTGGCCATCTCTTCTGTAAATTTATTATGAGGGCTACCTCCACCTTCTTTGTAGGTCTGACCTTGCTTCCAAGACTGCTTAATTTGGTCCATAGTCATTATATCTACATAATCAGGTCTTTCATCTGGGAAAGTAATTACTGCATAAGCTCCAAGAGGTTTCCCATCAACTTTATTAGCAAAACTCTGCTTATGCTTAGTGATCACCTTCCTACCTCTTTCAATCTCATACTCGAAATCATCACCCTTATAGATAATCTGAGCATATACATCTTCAGCACCAGCAAACTGCTTAGTAACTGCTATAGTACCAAAATATGATCTCATACATACTAATTTATTTCCGTATGCTACAAAGTAACACTGATTCTTAGCTGGATTCAATCCTTGCACTGCCATGTCTAATAGTGAGTTGGCTATACTGTCCCTGCTACAAGATTGAAGTACAGGTTTGCCACTCTTGTTCTTAGTACTCTGTAACTCTAACCAAGCACTCTTCATAGCGTTCTCAACTGAATAATTAGGTGGAAGGTCAATCTCACCGCCCTCCTGGAACTCTCTAATCCTTTCAGTTACTACATCAACAGTGTCTTTTTTGATCATTGCTAATTCATTATTACTCATTATCTAATTCCTCCTTTAAATTATTTTCACAAGAACTACATAAGGCTTTTTCACCTTTATCAAAATTGTAATGCTCTCCTTCGTCCATCATTGTAACCCCACATTGAGAACAGATATAAAAGTCATAATGTTCACGAGCATCTTCTTGGATGCTTCTCCAACTCAATCTATACCGCCTCCTTAAGCTCTTCGCGCTCAACTCTCAGCTCTTGATCCTGCTCACTCACTATTAAGCTAATAACCTGCGAGTCTACATCGATTAACTCGGTGACACTTTCACGGTTATCAATGAATATCGGAGCTTTGAATTCGTGATATGCTGACAGAGTATTAATAATATCTAGCCCAACATTGATGCAAGCTCCATTGTTAAGCCCTGTACCATACGGAACACCTTCATACAATGTCTGGCATGTTTCTTTCAACCCTCCGTTAATCTGCTCCTCAAATAGTTTGAAATGAGCGTGATCAAACTCATCATTGATCTTTTCTTCTAACATGTTAACCTTGCACCTGGTGAACTCTTCGCAAAGATACATCTGCTCTTCCATTTTGCTGTATTCAGCTGCAAGTTTTTCTTCCTTGATTTTTAACTCTTCGATTCGCTCTTGGGCCTTCTCATACTGCTCAATGTCATTTAGTTTGCTCTGTAGCTCATCTATCTGCTCCTCCAAACTGTCAACCTCTTTCTCGATAGCTCCAATCTTCTGGAATCTATCTCGCTTCAATCCTTCGATGTCCTGCTTAATTTGCTCTTTCTCTTCAACCTTCTCCTGGTATGTATCTGACTCTTGGTACTGCTTAGCTTTTTCTTTCAAGTCCTCAATCTCTTTCTTGATCTGCTCTGCTTGCTTATTGCAATCTGTTTTCTGGTCCTTCAATGACTCAATCTCTTCCTCGAGCTTATCAATATCTGCTTTGATTTTCTCCATTTCCTGCTTGATCTGCTTGCCTTCAGCATTAATACTCTCCAACGTGTCAGACTTCTCTTGATTGAAATCTGCTCTTGCCTTATCTCTAGCTTCCTGTAATTGCTCTTGAGGGATGTCTTGACCACAAGCAGGGCAAACATCTTCCTGTTCAAAATTGAACTCTCTGTCGTTAACTTCATGCCATTTATCACGTAACTCTTGAGCTTTTTCTTCTCTAGAATTAACCATATGCTTCTTAGCTTCAATATCTTCTTTCTTAGATTTGATTTCACGTTTCAAGGATCTAAATTCATCCCGAGACTTCTCCAATTCTTCCTTCTTAGCTTCTATCTTATCCTCAAATTCAGCTCGATGATTATTCTTAATATCCAACAATTCAGTCTCAATCTCAGCAAGTCTCTTCTGCTTCTCAGCGACTTCACCACCAGATTCAATTCGATTAATCTGCTGCTCTTTTTGCTTCTTCTCCTGCTCCAGGTCCGCAATTTTGAGCGTCAATTCTTTCTCATCAAAATCTGAAATATCTGGCAAGCTATTGTTCACTTCATCAATACGAATCGGAATCTTATCTAACTGCCTGTTAATCTCTTTTTTCTTAGCTGCTACTACTTTCTTATGATCCTCCAGGCTTCGCTCTTCTAGAATATCCTGTAACTTCTCAAGCTGACTATTAGAATCTATCACCTCCTGATCATCGACGTCTCCACATACTTCAAGTAATATCTCACGTCTATCTTGCCAATGCAGCTGTTCATTGAAGTAACTCGGATTAGTTAATAGCTTGAAAATATCTTCATCGATAATCTCGCTAATACGCTGATCATACTCTGACTTCTTAACCGGTACTCCATTAAGAGCATAGTCTGTAGTATGGCCCGTAAACTTCTTTTCAGCTGATCCACGCTTCTTGGTCCACTTCTCATAATACGTTTTCTTAAGTGTGAGCTTCTTTCCATTGATCTCTAACATTGCTTCAGCTTGATGCTCTAGCCCATGAATTACGTTTCCATCTTCATCTAGAGTCTTAATATCGAATTTCTGAGTACTGTTGTCCTTGCTGTCTTTGTCGAATAGTAACCAAGTGAACGCATCAAATAATGAAGTCTTCCCTACGCCATTGTCACCAAAAATCTTAACGTCTGCTCCTTTGGCATCAAGACAAAATTCCTTGATGCCTTTGAAGTTCTTGAGCTTCAGCTGCAAGAGTTTGATTTCTTTAGCCATCTATACCACCTCTCCTTGAAATTCAAGCCAACATTTATAACTACAACAACATTCCCATTGATTATCATCATACTCTGGTACTCCTTCACCAGCATCAAAAGTAAATCCGCAATTAACACAAGATTTGGTGGTTTCTTCTGTCTTGACCATCTAAACCGCCACCTTATCTATTTCTTCTTTAGAACGCTGCTCTATAATCTCCCAGGTATAAGTTTGTCCTAAAAAGCTGATAACAAAAATATACTTAGTTCCTATTTCAGAATCTATCTTGATCACACTCTCAATCTTCTCTCTACCTATTGGATAGCCACACATTAGAATAAGCTTCTCCATAAATAACTCTTCATTTTCAACAGCTTGTCTCTTAGGACCAAACAATTGATTAATGATGTATCCTTTCTTTTTGATCTCTTGCAGCATTTCTTCAATATCAAATGATAATATATTCCCTTCGATTACTTTGTTGAAACTCTTAATTCCAGCTTTAACTTGCATATAATTAACGAATCTAACTGATGTTACTCTATCCATAATCTCTTGAGCACTCTCTAATCTTCTCGGTGTTTTCATTGATAATCGACCTCCTATATGGTATAATTAAATATAATCAAATTTAATAATCGTTACATCGAGACACTTGCTTTCCCAGAGCGAGTGTCTTTTGTCGTATAAGGTGAACAATACTTATTCTTCAGATACTTCAAAGTAGTTTCATTATCACGCTTGTCTAAATCAAAACCTGCATCATCAGCAGCTATGTCAAAATGCTCACAACAATGATTAACATCTTTTGCTTGCCCTAGGACATAATAGAAAGCTTTCTCTTGCTTACTGTTACAGTGGCTAACATTAGTTACATTCCCCGTCTGCAATTCCTCCACTTCTTCGATTGCTTCAATTAACTCTAAACATTCCTTCTTAAGTCTCATCATAGATATGTTCAAATCGATCCTTACCCTATCAAAATAGATACTATTAGTTGTATCTCCATCAACTAACAGCTGTAATCTCTTGCTGTTCAATACGTTTACAACTGATTTCAAAAATGTATCTGACAACTTTTCCTGGTTAAGCAGTTGGCTGATTCTTGCTTCTGAATATCCTGTAGCTAACGCCAACTCTTTCTGACTCATTTCCGACTTGTCCATTTCTTGAAAAAGAACACTTTTGATTACTCTTGAACTCAACTTAACTCACCTCCTCATAAATTAAACTATCCTAAATTTAAACTGTTGAGTATTTAGTCGCTTCCAAGCTATAATTAACATAGAAAATAAAAATTACATATTTGAATTAGCCAAAAACTCCTGAAATCCAGGGAAATACTTCTTATAATACTCGATCATCATATCCCAGTTCACTTATCTCACCTCCCTCCAAAGCCTGTACACTTTCTATCCAAAGCCAAACGGTTCCCCGCTGGCTAAAATTTAATCTTCATCAAAGACCAGTTCCAGTCAGTGCTCCTACCTGCTGATTCTCCTCGGAACTAATCTCAAACCCTTCAATTCTAAGAAGACTCGCAATGAACCTATCCCATCTATCCCAATTCTTTAACTTCTCTTCCCATACTTCGCAAAATTCGTCTACAGGTAACGGTTCAGTCCTGGTCCCATCCGGCTTTACAAATCGACATAAGACTGTATACTCTTGGTTAGCCATCTAACCGCCTCCTTTGCTTACAATATATTAAAATACTAGATTGTCTTATGACTGGTAAGTAATTCTACAACTTCATCCTTTTATTCAGTAGTCCATTTGATTTCGTCGTATCCTTTTCTTTCGAAAGTTTTGTCAATCTGCTCCTTGAATTCCTCAGCTTCATCTTCTCCAAGAGTCTCTTTCATGTCTTCGTACATTGATCGTAAGACGCTATCTGATAGCTCATTATCCACTGTCTTACCTCCTCATTCGAAGTCTTGAAATATCCTCAACAAATCACAACCATCTGATTCAGTTTTTTTGTTGAAATAGAAATCATGAGCTTCCATCATACTCTCAAATGCATGAACTTCATCGTTGCAGATCACAATCCAATTAGTTGCTTCAAAATTTATATCATGCTCAATGAACATTATCTATTCTCCTTTCATGCTGATTATGTCTTGCAGGTTTTTCCTCGCTTTCTGTTGAATTACATTGCAGAAAGGAGGTGTTAATATGTCGCAAGAACAGATCAATCAAATAACCGTGTTAATCAAAGATGCTTACTATTCTTCCAAAGAAGCTCATGAAATTTTGTTTGAAGAATATGACAATAAAGAAAACCAAATTACTGCTGCTGTTTTGATTAACAGATCAATTTCCTTAATATCTGCTGCAAAAGCTATATATTACTCAAATTATGAGTCTTTAGCGAAAACAGACATAGAAAATATTTTTAGTAAATTTGATCTATTCGAATCTGAATTTATGACTAATTTCCCAACTGGTCATTCTCACCAACATACAGGTCTAAAATTCAAACAATTCGAAGAATCAGTAAAATTGTTTTTTGAAGTTTAATTATTCTTTATCTGCTGGGCTGTTGCAGCAGTCCAGTTCTTCATTTCTTTGTAACTTAAACCCATGTCGTTGTGCTATACTTTGAATTAGAATTTTATTCTTGTCAATTTGTGACAACTCTTTTGAAATTTTGTCCTTCCATTCTTTATAAAACTCTAACTCATCTTTAGGAACATAGTAAGTATGCACTATTTGAAATTTTTCTTTCTCTGGTGTTTTCTCAACTATATAGCGAGAAAACATATCTAATTCTTTTTGAATATCTTCTGGAGTCTCTGTTCTCCAAAACTTCAATTCTTTAAACTTAACCATCTCTTTACTCCCAATCGTGACATTTATTCCATTAATCACTTCTTCCATCACACTCACCTCCTTATGCTGATTCTGCTATTTCCATGTCTGTGGGGTGGCTAGTTTCTTTAAAAGAAACTTTTTTAGTAAAAAAAATGTCTTCTATAGATTTTCCAAATAAATCTGCTATCTTTTTAGCTTCTGCTAGTTTAAATGTAGAATTGCCATTTTCCTTTTTATTATAATTAGACTTTGATGTATCTAACAACTCTGCCATATCTTCTTGAGTTAGTCCAGCATTAATTCTCATCGCTTTTAATGTAGGAAATCTTTTTCGCATCTAATTCCCTCCTTTGTATGTTTCTTTAAAAGAAACTTGACTTACTTCTATTATATCATTTAAAATCAACTTGTCAAGAGATTTACGCAAAAAAGTTTCTAATTTAGAAACTTAATTTACTAAAAAGAAACTTTCAGTTATAATTATTAGAAAGAAGGTGATTATATGGCAACATTCGGGGAACGTTTTAAAAAACTAAGAAAAGAAAAAAATTATACTCAAGAAGAGTTAGCAAATAAATTTCATACAACTAAAAGTTCAATTTCAAAATATGAAAATAATCGTAGCATCCCTGAAGTTCCTACTTTAGAGAAATATGCTAATTTCTTTAATGTTTCTGTAGACTACCTTCTTGGACGTACTGATCAGCGTCAATCAAGTAATGACAATGATGAAAAAATCGCAAGAATAAGACGAGCTATTGAAGACAAACCAAAACTACTTCAATTCTTTGAGCAATTAGCTAGACGACATGAATTAGTCCTACTATTCGACCAAGCAAAAGACCTTCCAGATGAAGCAATCAAAGATGTAATAAGCATTATAAGAAGAATTGAGAAAGAGGAGGGTGATCATTGATTGAACTAGTTAAAAATGCTGAGTTACATAATATACATACTACCTTTTTAAACTTTAGCCCAACTTTACGAGGATTTATTTACCCTTGCACTAATGGCCATTATCATATAATAATCAATAATAGATTTACAAGAGAAATGCAGCAAAAAGTCTTACTACACGAAACATATCACATTAAGCATCATGTTCCCAATCTTTTTTATCTTATTGGATTGGACATGCAACGAATTACAATAGAAAAAGAAGCAGCTGATGCAGTCCTTGAGTTGATCACTGATTTAAACAGAGGTGATTCCGAGGATTATTTTTAGAACTACATAACGAACATGCGTTCTTTTTATTTTGGTTTGTTCAGAAATATTTAACTATAAGACTAAATTTAGGAGGTGTAATCATGAATAACAAAATTGCAATTTTGTTATTAGTATGTTTATCATTAATTGCAGTATCTACTACTGTATTAGCCGACACTGATATATCAGACGGAAACTTCACTTATGATAATGTAAGGGTTATATATTCAAATGGAGATGAAATCAAAATATTAGGTGAGATGACTAATAATTCAGGAAAAGATTATGACCTAATCCAATTTACAATAACTTTATATGATTTTTCAGATGAAATACTAGAAGCTGAAGAATTTTTTATATCTAATTTGAATAATGAGGAAACTAAAACATTTAAAAAAACTATATATAAAGATTACTCGACTTATCATCATGATTTTAAAATTCAATTTGATGATGGAATAGTTAAAAAATAAAGTTAAATTATTTTTAAGTATAAATAAAAAACCAGAGCTATAACCGCTCTGGTCTCCTACTAAGTAATATATGTAATGGAGGAAGATAAAGAAAATAGGGGAGTAAAAAATCTATTCTTAACTAAATTACCTTCCTCCTCTTTGATGCTAAATATATTATAGCATGCAGTTAGACAGGCTTCTGTTGGTTACGTCACATTGCCATGGAATGTTCTTATTCTTCAATATTAAGTTATATAGGAGTGATATCATGAAAAAGGCAGTAATATATGCCCGCGTCTCCTCCAATAAACAAGCTGAAGAAGGATTATCTATTGATGCACAACTCAAACAACTCCGTAATTATGCAGCTGACAACGGCTATGAAATAGTTCATGAGTACATAGATGCCGGAGAAAGTGCTAAGACAGCTGATCGTCCACAATTTCAAAATATGATTAGTGAAATTAAATTTGATCCTAATAACTATGATGCTGTCCTGATCCATAAGACAGATCGCTTTGCTCGTAACCGTGAAGACTCTATCGTCTATAAGTCATTATTACGCAGACAATGCGATGTTGATGTTATATCAATAACAGAAGACTTTGGAGACGGTCCAGTAGGTTCTTTAGTTGAGGGTATGCTTGAAGTAGTAGCTGAGTTCTATTCAAAGAATCTAGCTAATGAAGTACGTAAGGGTCAACGAGAAAAAGCAGCTGCAGGTGAAGCTTTAGGGGAACCACCCTATGGCTATATGATTAACGAAAAAACTGGCAAATATGAAATCTATGAACCAGAAGCTCAAGTTGTACGTTATATTTTTAACCAGTACTTAAAAGGAGAAGGCTCGCAAGCCATTGCTGACGATATTAGAAAAAATGGCGCCAAAATGTTTGGTGAAGCTGTTCTTGAAAAAAAGTGTGGTTATAGTCTATCCTGGAAAACTAACCGCCTAACTATGAAAATCATAAAGAATGAAGTATATAAAGGAGTATTTGAGTGGTCAGATATTCGTATTGAAGATAATCACCCTGCTATTATCTCCAAAGAAACATTTAACTTAGCTCAAACACTTAGAAAAAAACGTCGTGGTAGAGGGGTTGGTAAAAAGAATATGTATCTTCTAAAAGGGCTTCTTGAATGCTATGAGTGCGGATCTACACTTGGGAGAAAACGCAAAACATATAAAGATGGTCATATAGACTATATTCATTGTATTGGGCATCGTGTAAACAAAGATTGTTACTCAAACCGCCATCGATTGGATAAAATTGAAAAGTATCTCGTTAAAATTTTAGAAGATATTAAAAATGGAGAATCTAATATAGAGAATCTACATTTTGTGAGTGATAATAATAGATCAAGACAGATCAAATTAGACAAGCTTAAATCTAAAATCAAAAACTTTGATGAACAATTCGATAGACAAATGGAAGCCTATGAGGCAGGTGTTATCAATCTTCCTCAGCTTAAGAAATATAAAGAAAGATTAAAGCAAGAAAAGCAGGAGATTAAAAAAGAAATAATCAAGCTACAACAAAATCCATCACAAGCTATTGATAAAAATAAATTTAAAAATAGAGTTACTTATGTAATTAAAAAACTAAAAAGTGATGCCAGCATCAATGAAAAAAGAACTTCACTAATATCTTTGGTTGATAAACTTAGAATATCAAAAGATAAGAACTTAATTGAAATCTCATATAAATGGTAGTTTTTTAATATTTTTTTCGCACATGTAATCCCAGTGGCTTTACCCCAGTCTGAACAACTGAATTTATTGCCTTTGCAGAGGCATACGATGAATTTCAAAGGTTAGACACTGAATTACTTGGGTTAAGTATTGGAAGCCTACAATCTCATTTAGCTTGGGTCTATGATATTTATCAAGAAACTGGAGTGGAGATCCCATTCCCAATCACTGTTGACCTTAGCATGCAAATTGCTAAGCAGTATGGTATGATTCAACAAGCTACTAGTAATACATCTACAGTTAGAGCAGTCTTTATTATTGATCCACGAGGTATTGTGAGAGCCATCAACTATTATCCTTTAGAAGTTGGTAGATCAACTGAAGAAATATTACGATTAGTTAAAGCGTTACAGACGGCAGATCGATTTGAAGTTGGTACACCTGCTAATTGGCAACCTGGTGAACCAGTTGTTGTGCCACCACCTAGCACTTATCAACAACTTATACGAAGAGTTGAAAATCCACCATCTAATTGGAATTGTATCGACTGGTATCTATGTTTTAAAGATTTATAATTAAAAAAGATCAGGGATAAATATCCCTGATCTTTTTAACTAACCATATGTCTTTAAGTAGTTTACTTTTTAATCTTCGTCCCTGTATATGTAAACGAATCCTGATCCATATTTACATATCTCGCTTTTCCTTTATCCTTAGATTCAATTTTACCTATTACATTTTCACAACTCTTGCATACTAATTCATTATTTTTTACTTCGCCGTCATATATTCTTCTTATCTTACTCTCCCAACATCTTAATACTTTACCCATACCTATCTTCTTATACTTCATAATCTTAGCTTTGCATTTAGCACACTTTATAGTTAAAATTGTAGACCACCTCATTAATAAAGCTTTTATTAGTATTAATACTCCAAAACATCTTTATTCTCCTGTTAAAAATTAAAAACCTCTCCTATGGCAAAGAAGAGGCTTTTACTTTATATTTAAACTATTTTCTGCTATCCACTTTCCAACTATAATCTATTCTTTGTTTCCTAACTGTTAACTGTCAACTCACAAAAATGGTGAGACTAGCAGGAATTGAACCTGCGACCTACAAATTAGGAATCTGCCGCTCTATCCTGCTGAGCTATAGCCCCATATTACTTTATATATCATATCCAAGTTTTCTAGTGATTATAAGATAAATAATTTTATGATGATTCATAAGTTCATCTTAAATTTACATCTCCTTTACTTCATAATATTTATAATTTAATTATTCGTTACAAAATTCTTTTTAATAATGATTAATAATTAGAGTCGCTTAATCTATTAGTAACTAAGTGACTCTAATCTTCTTAACTCTGTTTATAATAAACTTTGCCCAATATCATCAACTTCTTTGATAGCTTCTAACACCATATCAGGCGTGATTCTAAAAGGCATATTATGAATTGACTCCCCAGGTTTACAAGTAGC